GGACGTTTACCGCCGTTGCCCGGCATTGCTTGGAAATAAGTTAGCCGATCTGACCGATAAACAGCGCCAGATTGCTGATGCACGCATGTTACTGGTGCAGCATATCCTCACCATAGGGCAACAGCCCCCGTTATAGCTGCGCGCAGGCGATCCGTTTTATTGTCCAGCAAGCGAAAACAGGCCAGTTGCCCGAGGGTATCGCTCAAGCGGCACAGGTGGCCAATGCCAAGAAAGGCAAAAACCGTCAACTGAGTGAAATCACCCTCAAGCGCTGGCTGGCCGACTACAAAAAAGCCGCTACCCCTGCCGAACGCACTGATAGTGCTGGCACCGGGCAAGCGCGAAGTGGTCAAACCGGAGCACATCGCCTGGCTGCATGATTACTTGGCGCACTATCGCAAACCGAACGGGTGCAGCATGAAAGAGGCGTATGCGGATTTTTGCACCGAATGGCAACAACGCTATGCCGATGAGCCGCTGATGCTGGCCGCGCAGCCTTCCTATGATGCGGTGCTGTATGCCATGGAGAAACTCCCCGAAACCGTGAAACAGCGCGGGCGCAAGACCGGCAGTGAATATCGCCAGCTGGAAGGGTTTATTCGCCGCGACTGGACCAGTTTACCGGTTAACTACGTCTGGATTGGCGACGGTCACGGCATGAAGATGAAAGTCGCCCATCCCGACCACGGTCAGCCCTTTTCGCCGGAAGTGACCTTTATTATCGATGGCAGCTGCCGCTATATCACCGGCTGGAGCCTGTCGCTCTCCGAGAACGTGATCGCCGTCACCGATGCCCTGCGGTATGGCATTGCTACCCACGGCAAGCCGTTTCTCTATTATTCGGATAATGGCAGCGGTGAAACCAACAACACGCTCGATGCGGATATTACCGGTATTTTAACCCGCCTGAATATTGAACATCCGACCGGCATTCCCGGCAATCCGCAAGGGCGCGGCATTATTGAACGGCTTAACCGCACCTTGCCGATGCGCATTGCCCGCCATTTTGCCACCTACTACGGCACCGGCGCTGACAGGGAAACCGTGCGCAAGACCGGCAAGGCGCTTAAATCGGCGTTGAACGCCCAATCAAAGGGCGGTGAGCTGACCGTCGCCCAGCAGACCACGCTGCGCAAGCAGCCCTCCTGGGAGATGCTGATTGATGAAATCAAGGCCGGCGTCGAGTGGTACAACGCCCGTCCGCACAGTGAATTACCCAAACGCCCTGATGGGCAGCATTACAGTCCGGCCGAGTTTCGCCGCTGGAAGCTGGAAAACGAAGCCACCGAGCTGGAATGGCTGACGCAGTTTGAGCTACGCGACCTGTTCATGCCGCAGACCGAGCGTACCGTCAGTCGCTGTGAAATCCGTTTCCTCAACAATATTTACTATGCCGCCAAACTGGCGGATGAGCACGGGCACAAGGTGCTGGTGAACTACGACATTCACGATGCCAGCAAGGTGATCGTGCGCCGCATGGATGGCTCCTACCTCTGTGAAGCCGTCTGGGATGGCAACAAGCGCCAGGCCTTCCCGGTGACGGCGGAATACCACAACCGGCAACAACGTATCAAGGGGATGCGCAAGCGGGGCGAAGAGAAAGTGGCGTTGGCCGAGGCAGAAAACACCGTCACCCTGCCCGCAGTGGCGGAAGACAACTGGCTGCCTGGCAATGTTTACCGCACGGTGGGTAATGCTGCCGTGAAACAGGCGGTGGAGTGTGAAGTTCAGGCGGATGACTGGGATACCGAAGGGGCCTTACAGCGTGGGCTGGCTCTACTTGAAGCCCAGCAGGATGCCGATCCGCTGTTGTAAAAAAAACATTCGGCGGGGACCGAATGGCCTTATCGGAACACAAGAATGCTTTTCATCAAGGAGGCTGGATGATGACCCAAAACGATGATCTTATCAAGACGCTGCATCAACTGATTGATTCAGGTCAGGTAACCCAGGCGCAGATAGCGCGCGAGACCGGGCAGTCAGGGGCGGTGATATCCAACTTTATCAAGGGGAGTTACACCGGAAATAACCAGCGGGTCGGTGAGCTGTTAACCCGCTGGCTGACGGATTATCAGCAAAAAAAGACCTTGCCCGCACCGCCGCAGTTTGTGGAGACGGCCACGGTCAAGGAGATATGGGCAGTGTTCCAGTTTGTCCGGCTGGCGCAGTGCATGAATGTGATTGTCGGGGTGCCGGGGGTGGGCAAAACCTTTGCCGCCCGTCAGTACTGCCAGCATGCCAATACCTGAATGGTGACCCTTTCCCCGGCCCACGCCAGCATCACCGAGTGTCTGCTGGAGCTGGCGGAAGCGCTGGGCCTTAGCGACCTGCCCAGAAACAAGGGGACGCTGGCGCGTGCAATTCGGCGGCGGCTGACCGGCACGAATGGGCTGGTGATTGTCGACGAGGCCGACCACCTGGGCATTGACGGGCTGGAGCAGCTGCGCGCCATTCAGGATGCGACCGGGGTCGGTATGGTACTGATTGGTAACCCGCGCGGCCTGTCGAAATCGGCCCGCTCAACCCAGGGGGCGGATGATCTGGCCCGGCTGTACAGCCGTATCGCCCGCTCCAAACGGTTGTAAAGGCCAAAAAAGCGGATGTGGCCGCGATTGCTGCCGCCTGGGGCATTACCGGCGAAAGTGAGCTGACGCTGGTACAGGCCATTGCCCAGAAAGCCGGTGCCTTGCGGGTGTTGTCGCACACCCTGCGCCAGGCGTGGCTGATGGCCAGCGGTGATGCACAGGCCCAGCTGGGGGAAAAATACATCAAGGCGGCGTTCAGGGAGGTGTATACCGATACCGACCTGCTGCCGGCAAGGGGGTGAGTATGGGCGGTGTGCTCTTTACCGACAGCGCCGGACGCCAGGTGCTGCTCAATACCCGGCGGGTGGTGTCCGTCTCGCTGGAATCGTCACACAGCCTGTTAGTGTCGTTTGGCAACCGGGGAGACGCGCTCTATGTGCTGCCGGATGCGCAGGAGGTGATGATGCAGGTCTGTCATGACATGAACCAGTTACTCAGGAGAGCCAGTGATGAATAACTCTTTACGCCATGAAGTCCGCGCCCTGCGGCGTATGGCCCGCTACGCAAGCTATAACGTTGATGGCACTATCCGGCCCAATATGACCCTGTCACGCGGGGCAACGCCGTACCTCTGGCTGGACCGGTATGAGATGGCGGCGGCGACCTTGCCCCCGGCGCAGCAACATTATTACCGGTGGCAGGGATTTGATGTGGATGTCTGGGAAGCGTTGCAACTGGGCTGTTATCTCTCTGGCCCAAGCCGGCGTCAGGCGTGGTACGCCGCCTGGCGCACCTTACGGGCATTGCTGTCCGGGCGGGAAGTGCCGTCCGGATCAGGGCCGGTTTTACTGAGCAAACTACTGTGTGAGGCTCGGCTATTAATGAAAATGCTGAAAAGGACAGGTCACCATGATGAACATGTTTGATGCCATGAACGCCGTGCGCAGCCGGCTACGTCAGGCGGGCAGCGACATCCTGCATACCCGGCGTTACTGCCAGCGCCCCTTTATAAAAATCACCCCGCCGGTACGCCCGGAGGAGAGGGATAACGCGACGGAAATCACCCTTTGCTGCCAGGGAGAGCGCCGTCAGGTGTACGCCCGCCGGATTGAGGGGTGTCTGGTGTACTGGGAGTGGCCATGAGCGAAGACGATTTTGTGGCACTGCTGTTTTTTATCATCATACCGCTGGCGATAGCCGCCAGTGATAATCGCAAAAAGTAAACATGAGGCTGACGATGAACGAGCTAAATACCATGCCCTCCATCCCGGCGGGCTACCGGCGCAACGCACAGGGTCACCTGGTGCCCACTGACACTATCAAACCCGTTGATGACATGCGTGACGAGCTGGTGAACACCCTGTTTGACGAGGCGCGTCAACTCCGGCGTCAAATGGCAGAGTTCAAGCTGCGCGCCATGCAGCAAATCAGGGACTTTGTTGATTTGTCCGCCTCTGAATATGGCGTTCACTACGGCGCGTCTAAAGGCAATGTGACACTGACCAGCTTTGACGGTGAGCGACGCATTATTCGTGCGGTCGGTGAGCACCGCATTTTCGATGAGCGCATCCAGGCAGCGAAAGAAAAAATAGAGGTATGCATTGCCAAATGGTCAGATGGTGCAGATCCCCGCATTATCGCCATCGTTAATCGCTCTTTTAAAGTCAACAAGCAGGGCAATATTGATATTAACGAAGTGCTGGCGCTGCGTGAGCTGGATATTGACGATGAAGACTGGCAAGAGGCTATGCGCGCCGTGACGGACTCAATAAAAGTCAATGGCACCAGTAGTTATGTGCGTTTTTATCAACGGGAGACGAACAAGGAATATAAACAGATTTCGCTCGATATCTCCAAACTGTAATGCCTTTTTAACCGATTGTTTTAAATCCGGCGCGTGCGTCAGGGCTTCGTGCGCGCAAAATTTAGCCGAGGACATATTATGTCAGTGAATGAACAGTCTATTTATGATGCCGCCCTGGCGCGCTGGGGCCATGACCGGCAAATGTTAAAAACCATTGATGCCTGCGGCCAACTGGCCGCGGCGCTATCCCGTTTCCTGACTCATGAGCAGAACGTCAGGCAGGTCTGCGTAGCGGCCGCTGAGGTGGACATCATGATTGGCCAGCTACGTGCTAACGGCATGGGGGCAATAATGGAGGATGAAAAAATCCGCAGACTGCAACGCCTGGCACAGCGCCTGCTGGCGGAAAATCTGCCGGAGACGGAGGCGATTGCCTTTGCGCCTGACCGCCTTATCAACGAGGCGCTGGATGCAGGCGAGCAGGCGTTAGCTCTCTATAATCGTGGCCTAAGCACCGCCTCCGACAAGCGTCTGGCTGCCCGGTTTATTCGTAAGGCGGTCGGGCATTTCTGGCATGCGGCCCAGCATTGCATCAGTGAAGCACAGCGTGAAGCAACACTGTCCCGGGAGGTTTCAGCATGAGCCATATTGTGATGAAGCAGGTCCTTGAACAACTGCATCTTACCCCGCGCCTGACCTGTAGTGACCTGGCTCAACGCACGGGCTTCAAGCCCGGTGAGCTGATTGATACGCTGCGCCGGGCCGTGCTGGATGGCGTGCTGGCAGAGCTTAACGGCTTCTATGCCCTGGGCAGTCCGACCACAAGCCCCCGTCCTGGCTATCCCTGGGTGGAAGGTCGGTTGTTGCCCGATTGGGTTGCGCGGCTGGCTACCGGCGCAAAAGGCGGTGAGCAGGTTTGCGTGGTGGCAGAAACCCAGCGCTGGGCACAGAAAAAAGAGGGTGTACCCGCCTTTATGCTGGCGTATCTGACACTTTCTCCCACCCGATGCCGCTGCGCCAGCAGCGGGCAGGATATCAGCGCGCAGGTGCTGCGCTATTTACCCTTTGACCCGACGCCGGTCGTGAGGAGATAAGCATGGAATTATTATCTATTCCCGTCGCCCAGTGCCCGCCGCAGAACCATGACCCTCGCCGGCTAAAGATGTTTATCCATCCCGAGGTGCTGGTTCAGGTATTCGATGAAGGTAACGGCCTTTACCGATTGACGGTCAATCTGCTGGCCCTTGGCGGTAACGGGCGCTGGAAAGACGGGATATCGTGGGACAGGCTGCAAGAGATTAAGGATGCGGTCGGTTTTGCCGGGCAGGATGCGGTCGAGGTCTATCCGGCTGCACAGGATGTGGTCAATGTCGCTAACATGCGGCATCTGTGGGTGCTGCCGGAAAAGCTGCCTTTTGCCTGGCGGCATAAGCCATGATGCTGCGAAACAGGAGAGAATACGTGAACCGCTCAACACTTATCAAACTCATTCACCTTGCCCAGCGTCAACTCCAGCTTGATGATGAGACCTACCGCGCGGCGCTTGGCAAGGTGTGTCGCACAAAAACCAGCTGCCGGGATATGACCGTACCCGAGCTGGTCAGGGTGCTGGAAGCGTTTAAGAAAAAGGGCTTTAAGGTGCGTTCAAAGCCCGCTTTACGCGGCGTTAAACCCGCTTCACCGGTAGCCAAAATCCTGTCCATCTGGCAGACCATGCACCGCCAGGGGTTTGTACAGTCGGGCGATGAGGTGGCGCTTAATGCCTGGATAAGGCCGTACCACGGCCAAGGAAAACGGCGGCCTGGGGGGGTGGCGCAGCTGGCCTGGCTCAATCAGGATAGTGCGCTGGCCGTCAAGGTGCTTGAAAGCCTCAAGCGCTGGCACCGGCGCAGCATGCTGGCAAAGCTTCCGCCGGGTACGCCGGCAGAAAGTTATACCCGTGTCTGCGACCGTTATCAGGCACAGGCATAATCCCCGCGTACAAATCCCGCCGCTTAGACGGGATTTGTATCGTTCTCTTGCGCATGTTTAAAATACAACCGAGCTTCCGCGCTGTCTGAATGACGTGTCGCCTCTGTCAAAATTTGCTTTACATCCTCTACGCAATAGCCCTGAGCCTTGATACTTTCACGCTTCCTCTCTGTATGATTATTTCTACTGAACGTTTGTTGTTACGCCGTATCCACGCAATAATAACCGTTGACAAAGCCCCTGCTGATGAGGTTGTAACGTGGACATTATTATTTATCCCAAAACGTTTAAAATTCGTCTCGCCTTTACCTGGGGGCTGCTGATAATGGCCTGGTCTACTTTGGCGGGGGGGGTGTTGCCCGGCTTTCGGTGAATAACGATGCAGTAGCCGCAGACGGTGAAGCGCTACAGAGGCCAGAGAAAGCCATTGGGGTGTTTTCTATCAAAAAAACCGATCATGTTAATCTACAATCTCAAAAAAGAGATCGCCTATGAATGCCGAACAACCGGATTTATTGCAGGATACGCCGCACCTGCATGCCCTGATTGACCGTATGGAGACCGTGGCGGAGGAGACCTTGCAGCGCCAGTGGCCGCAGTTGCTGGGCGCTCTGGTGGATGTGATGGACAACGAACTGCAACGCCAGGGCTTTGACCCCGAACGGGCGCGTCTGCTGGCGCGCAAGCAGGCCGCCGCGCTGGCTGCCTATGCCGGCGGGCGCAATTATTACCTGCCCAAGGGCGATACCCTGTTTAACGCCTTGCGCGATGATGAGATATTCAGCCGCTGGTTCAAGGGGACCCCCATCGAGAGCCTGCGCCGCGAATACCGGCTCGGCCAGCAGCAGATTTACCATATTATCGCCACCCAGCGCCAACTCCACGCCCGCCGTACCCAGCCAGACCTCTTCGCTCACTGACCCCGCGACGTGCCCGGACAATCGACTGGCCCCCAGGGGACGGATTGTTAACGGAGCGTAATCCCCTCCCTGTCGGTTAATTCCCTATCCTTGTGCGCATCAGCGCGTTAAGGAGACCGCCATGCCCGCTTTGCCCGAACCCTTGCGTAAAAAACTGCTGGCCCTGTCCGGTGCCGGTGCACTGGCGCTGGCCGCCTGCTATACCGCGTTCTGGGAAGGTCATGCCACCCGACCCTATGCCGATAGTGGCGGCGTGCTCACGGTGTGCTACGGCCATACCGGTGGCGACATCACCCCCGAGACGACCCGAACGCCGGCGCAGTGTGAGGCCCTGCTGGCGGCGGATATGCGTCAGGCTTTCGCCGTGATTGACCAGCAGGTCACCGTACCGTTGTCAGACGGACAGCGCGTGGCGCTTGCCGCCTTTATTCACAATGTCGGGGCGGGAGCCTTTGCGCGCTCGACCCTGCTAAAGCGCCTCAATGCCGGCGATATTCCGGCGGCCTGCGATGAGCTGCGGCGCTGGGTCAAGGTGAATGGCGTCACGCTGAACGGTCTGGTCAATCGGCGCGCCGCCGATGAATGGCTGTGCCGGTACGGACTGCCCGCCCCCGAGGATAAAGGGTGACGGGCAGTCTGAAAGTCGTCTTCACCCTGTGCCTGCTGGCCTCGCTGTTAGGGGCCGGTGGCTGGCTCTGGCAGCGTGAACGCCTGCGGGAAACCGCGCTCTGTACCCTGCGTCAGGAGCGTGATGCCGCCTGGCAGGCGCTCGCCGAGCAGCGACAGACGCAGCAGGTCTTTCATACCCTGGAGCAGACCGTTGAGCATGAAAAACAGCAACAGCGCGGCGAAAGTGAAAAAGGCCGCCAGCAGGTGCGCCAGCGGTTATCGCGGCTCAATTGCGCCCGTGAGCCTGTGCCTGGCCCTGTGGCTGACCGGGTGCGCCGCGACGCCCGTGAAAGTGGTGACGTTGCCGCCGGTGCCGCTCCCTGAGGCATTACTGGCCGCCTGCCCGGCTCCGCTGCCGCCTGAGCCGTTGACCTTTGGGGCCAACGTGGAGTATTCCCTGCAACTGCTGGCCGTGATCAAGCAGTGCAACGCCGACAAGGCCGCCTTGCGCCAGGCAGAGCATTACCGACAAGAGCAAACGCATGATGAGTAAACGATGAAGCCAATCACCACCCCCCTGCCAGACCCCGCGCCACCGCGCTATTGCGAGGACTGTCGCCACAGGATTGCCCCGGCCCGGCTGGCGGTATTACCGCAGGCGCGCTGCTGTGTAGCCTGCCAGGCGCGGCGGGAGCGTGCCCGTGTGGGTTAACGTGCTGAAGGAGTATATCGCGCCGGCCTTATCGGCAACCAGCACCGCCGGCGCGCTGTTTATGTGGCTGATGCGCCGCTCCTTTGCCGGACGCGAGCAGGTGGAGCACCTTAACGCCCGTCTGCTGACGGTAGAAACCCGCCTGGGGACCACGCCGTCGGCACAGACGGTGCATGCCCTGAAAGTGGAAATCACCGAGCTGCGCGGCGATTTGAAAGAAACCCGCGCCAGCTTGCAGGCGGTGACGCATCAGCTGGAGTTACTGGTGGAAAAAGCCCTTTACCGGAGTGACGGATGATTGACGATATTTTGACGCAGGACCAGCGCCTGGTGATAGTGCGTTCACTGAATGAGTATCACGGCGAATTAAATGAATCGGTGTTGCAGGACTGCCTCGACGCCTACGGTCATAAGGTCTCGCGCGACCGCGTGCGCGTGTTGCTGGCCTGGCTGGCGGAGCAGGACCTGTTGCGGCTTGACACCTTGCCCGGCGGCTATCTGGTGGCCCATCTGAGCGGGCGCGGGCAGGAGGTCGCCGAGGGTCGCGCGACCGTGCCGGGCGTGAAGAAGCCGCGTCGGCGCTAGGGAGGCCGCGATGGAAGAAAACCTCACGCGCGGGCGCGCCAGTAAGGTGGATTTATTACCGGCGGATATTCGTCAACGCCTGTTTGAACTGCTGCGCGAAAAACGCATTACCCAGTTACAGATTGTGGACGAGATTAACCGCCTGATTGAGGCCGCAGGCCTCCCGGTCGAGCAACAACTGTCCCGCTCAGGGGTGAACCGGCTGGCGACCCAAAACGAGCGCGTGGCACGGGATTTACGCGAGCTGCGCGAGCAGACCAGCGCCCTGACCGCCGAACTGGGCGAAAAACCCACCGGCGAAACCTCGCGGCTGATTATGGAGATGGCGCGCTCCCTGCTGTTCAAGGGCATACGCAAGCACCAGATTGCCAGTCAGGATAATGACGAGATTGATATTGATTTTCTGAAAGAAGCCATGCTGGCCGCCCAGCGCCTGGAGCGCACGGCTGAGATGAGCCACAAGCGCGAGGCACAAATCCGCCAGGCCTATGCCGAGGAAGCGGCGAATGCCGTCAGTGAAGCGCTCCGTGGGCAGGAAGGCATGAGTCACCAGATGGAAAGCAAAATTCGCGACATTTTGCTGGGTAAAGCCTAATGCATTTTTCAACAGTTTGATTTTTCATGGAAAGCGCCCATGCAAACCGCTGAACAGCCGGCCCCGATGCACCGATTGACCGACCCGCGCAAAATTGACCTGCGTGAGGCCACCCGTGCCTGCGGCGTCGATGTGCCCGAATCACTGGCGTTACCCGAAAATGAACCGGTGTTTTTGCCTTATCAACAACGCTGGTTCCTCGACGACAGCCCGGTGTGCATTGCCGAAAAATCCCGCCGTACCGGCCTGACCTGGGCCGAGGCCGGGCGCAACGTCATCACCGCCAGCAAGTCGCGGCGCGATGGCGGACGCAATGTGTTTTACGTCGGCAGCAAGAAGGAGATGGCGCTGGAATATATTGCCGCCTGCGCGCTGTTTGCCCGCGCCTTTAACCAGCTGGCCCAGGCCGATGTTTACGAGTCCACCTTCTGGGACAGCGAGAAGCACGAGGAAATCCTCCAGTACATGATCCGCTTTCCCCACAGCGGCTTTAAAATTCAGGCGTTAAGCTCTCGCCCGTCCAATCTCCGAGGCTTGCAGGGCGACGTGGTGATTGACGAGGCGGCGTTCCATGAATCCCTTGAAGCACTGCTCAAGGCGGCGCTGGCACTCAACATGTGGGGCGCGCGGGTGCGGTTGATTTCCACCCATAACGGGGTCGATAACCCGTTTAATGCCTACATTCAGGACGCCCGCGAAGGGCGCAAGGATTACAGCCTGCACCGCATCACGCTCGATGAGGCGATTGGCGAAGGACTGTATCGCCGTATCTGCACGGTCACCGGGCAGGTGTGGTCGCCTGACGCCGAAAAAGCGTGGCGCGATAACCTGTATAAAAACGCCCCCAATAGCGAATGTGCCGCGGAGGAATACGGCTGCGTGCCGCGCAAGTCGGGCGGTGCTTATCTTTCCCGCCCGCTGATTGAGGCGGCGATGGCCCCGGCAGGCCGTGTCCCCCTTTTGCGCTTTGAAGCCCCGGCGGTATTTGAACTGTGGAGCGCCGCGCAGCGCGAAGCCGAGGTCGCGGCCTGGTGTCAGGCGCATCTCGAGGCGGTGCTGGCGACGCTTACGCCGGACTGTCGTTACTGTTTCGGCGAGGACTTTGCCCGCAAGGGCGATCTGTCGGTGTTTGTGGTGCTGGCCATCGCCCCGGATTTGAGCAAGCGCGAGGCGCTGCGCGTCGAGCTGCGCAACGTCACCTATGACCAGCAAAAGCAGATAATGCTCACTATCCTGACCCGGCTGCCGCGTCTGGTGGGGGCCGCCTTTGACGCCACCGGCAACGGCGGCTATCTGGCCGAGGCCGCCCGGCTGCATTTCGGCCCGGACATGGTGGATTGCGTCACGCTCTCGGCAAAATGGTATGCCGAATGGATGCCCAAACTGAAAGGCGAGCTGGAAGCGCAAAACCTGACCCTGGCCCGCCATCAGTCGACACTGGATGATTTGCTGCATATCAAGGTGGTGAACGGGATACCGCAAATTGACAAGGGCCGCAGCAAGGATACGCAGTCAGGCGTTCAGGGGGCGCGCCGCCACGGTGACTATGCGGTGGCGCTCTGTATGGCCAACCGCGCCGCCGCGCTGGACGGTTTTGTGCTGGATGAGGCGGCCTGTCAGGCATTGCCCGCCCGTATCCGGGCGATGGAGTATGCCGATGAGGTCGGCGATGACGATGATAACGCTGATGAGCGAGGATGCTGGTAATGAAAAGGCTTGTGGATATTCAGGGGCAGCCGCTGGTGTTTTCACCGGACAGCCAGACGGCAAAGACCGATATTCCCCAGGTGGCCAGCCGTGCGCCAGCGCATCCGGCGTCCGGTATCACCCCTAACCGCGCCGCACTCTGTTTGCGGGCGGCAGAGCGCGGTGACATGACCGCCCTGGTGGATTTGGCTGCCGATCTGGAAGAAAAAGACACCCATCTGTTTTCTGAACTCAGCAAGCGCCGCCTGGCGCTGCACAGTGTGGAATGGCGTATTCAGCCGCCGGATAACCCCAACGCCCAGGAGAAAGCCCAGGCGGTGGCGCTGGAAGCGCGGCTCGCCGATGCGTCATGGTTTGACAATGCGCTGTTTGACGCCACCGACGCCCTTCTCAAAGGCTATGCGATGCAGGAAATTATCTGGGGTCCCCCGCGCGACGGCGAATTTTTCCCGCGCGCGGTCCACTGGCGCGATCCGGCGTTGTTCTGCGTCAATCCCGACGACTACCGCGAGCTGCGGCTGCGCGATGGCAGCCATGCCGGGCAGGTGTTACAGCCGTTTGGCTGGATTTGCCATGAGGCCAAGGCCAAAACCGGCTACCCCGGCACCCAGGGGCTGGTGCGCACGCTGATTTGGCCGTTTATCTTCAAGAATTACAGCGTGCGGGATTTCGCCGAGTTTCTGGAGATTTACGGACTGCCGCTGCGGGTGGGGAAATACCCCAGCGGCGCGAGTGCCGAGCAGAAAAGCGCCCTGATGCGGGCGGTGATGGATATTGGCCGTCGGGCCGGGGGGATTATTCCCGCCGGCATGAGCCTGGAGTTTGAGGCCGCCGCTAACGGTCAGTCTGACCCGTTTATGGCGATGATTGCCTGGGGAGAGCGCGCGATATCTAAAGCGATCCTCGGCGGGACACTGACCTCAGAGGCGGGCGATAAAGGCGCGCGCTCGCTGGGCGAGGTGCATAATGCGGTGCGCAAGGAGATCCGCAACGCCGATTTACGCCAGCTGTCACGGACCTTTAACCGTGATCTCATTTATCCGCTGCTGGCGCTGAACAGCCCGGTCCCGCTTGACCCGCGGCGACTCCCCCGCCTGGTGTTTGATACGCTGGAATGTGAGGATATGGCCAGCTTTGCCGAGGCTATTCCCAAACTGGCGACCGGCATGGCGATACCGGTTTCCTGGATCTACGATAAGCTGCGCATTCCGGTGCCGGATGGCAATGAGGCGGTGTTTACCGTCTCGTCGCCACCGGCGGTGGCGCACACTGCGCTATCCGCGACCCTCACACCGGCAGCGCCGATAAGCGACGCGCTGGACGCGGTGGAGACAGCACTCGACGCCCCGGGATTGAACGCCAGTGCCGACCCGCTACTGGCGCCGGTGATAGCCGCTATCCGTGAGCAGGGGCCGGAGGCGGCGCTGGAGCAGGCAGCGCTCCTCTATCCCGAGATGGACGACCGCGCACTGATTGAACTGCTGACCCGCGCCACCTTTGCGCTGGAAGTGTGGGGGCGTCTCGATGCCACAACCGATTGATTTGGGCGTCGTCGCCCGTCTGCCGCCGAAAGAGGCCATCGCCTACTTCCGCGCCAAGGGGTATCACATCACCTGGAACTGGTTTGAGCAACAGGCGGCCGTTCACGCCCGGATATTTACCGTCGCCAAGGCGGCGCGGCTGGACGTCCTGAGTGCGCTCCGTGACGAGGTGGATAGAGCAAAATCACAGGGCATATCCCGGCAGGACTTTATCGACACGCTGACGCCCCGGCTGCAAAAGCTCGGATGGTGGGGGAAACAGGTCGTGGTGGACAGCCAGGGCAATGCCGAAGTCGTGCAACTGGGCAGCGCACGACGCCTGGCGACGATATATAACGTCAATACCCGCGTCGCCTATAATGCCGGCCGCTATGCACAGATGATGGCTACCGCAGACCTTTATCCTTACTGGCAGTATGTCGCCGTCGGGGATAGCCGCACCCGGCCCTCGCATGCCGCCCTGCATGGCAAGGTTTTTCGTTACGATCACCCCTTCTGGCAAAGCCATTACCCGCCCAACGGGTTTAACTGCCGCTGCCGGGTACGCGCCTTGTCAAAACGCCGACTGAATGCGTTGGGCCTGCGCGTTACGGAAGAGGCCGATCAGCTACACACTCATGAGGCCGAGGCGGGTGTCGATAAGCGTAGTGGGGAAATCGTCACCACCCCCGTTACCACCTTTGATGATGGCAAGGTAAAAATGACGCCGGATGTGGGCTGGTCCTATCACCCCGGCGCGGCGGCGTTCGGTGTTGACCAGACAATGATCCGCAAACTCCTTGAGGTCAAAGACGCGGCGCTGCGTGAAGCCGTGGTGCAGGAGATGAACAACAGCCCGGCGCGTCAGTTGAGTTTTTCGCTGTGGGCCACGCGCATTATGCAAAGCCGACGTGCCGGCAACGGCATTCACACGCTGGGCTTTTTGCCGGAAGCCATTGCCCGTGCGGTACAGGCGCGCACGGGGCAAGCACCGGCCCGTCTGCTGGCGATGAGCGAAAAAAACCTGTTGCATGCCGACAGTGACAAGCACCATAAAACCGGGGTGGCATTGTTGCCCGAGGATGTGGCCGCACTCCCTGGCTTGTTGGCAAAGCCTCAAGCTGTACTCTGGGATAAGGCTCACCAAAACCTGCTTTTTCTCGTGACAGGCAAAGAGGGGCTGGCACGTATTGTGGTTAATGCGCCTTATGGCGTTAAGAAACACCCGGATACCCTGGATGTGGTGATCAATGCTTATCGCATCCTCAACCTCAATAAAGTGAAATCTGATTTGGCCGGTGGCAAGCTGGAACTGCTGGCAGGAACGTTAGACTAAACCGGTGGCAGGGATCGAACCTGCATACATGTTATGCCCCATTGCTGGGACTGACATCGACTTTACCATTAAGCGTACACCGGTCTATTGGCTGTATTTTAACCGACCCCCATACGGAGGGCAAGATGTCACAGACTGAATTAACCGCAGTGATTGATCGCAAGCGCCTGCAAACCCTGTTTGCTGAACTGCAACGCGTTGGCGAAGACGGCAAGGCGATCACCCGTATCGTCGCCGCCAGCCTCCTATCCTCCACTGAGCAGGCGTTTGAGCGCGAACGCGCGCCGGATACCGGGGCGGCCTGGGCACCCTTGAGCGATCCGTATCGCCGCTGGCGTGAGCGGCACGGTTACAGCCCCATAAAGGTGTTGACCCGCGAGGGCGATATGGCGCGCTCGGTGAGCATCGACTGGGGCGATAGCTGGGCGCGTATCGGGGCCAATGCGCCGCAGGCGGCCATCCATCAGTGGGGCGGCAAACCGGGGATGCGTCCGGGGCCGGCAGCCATCCCGGCCCGACCGTTTATGGGACTGGATCCGACCGGCGAGCGGGATATCCTCGACGCCCTGGCGCAACGCCTGTCCAACGCCCTGCACCCATAAACGCCTGTGCGCCCCACCACGCGATGATGACGGAGAAGGGGCACCTTGGCATCAAAAAAATCCCTTGAACGCGCTACGGCGTTTTTGAAGGGGTTTTGAACGGGGTTATTCAGGCGATCGCCCGCCGTTTTTCGCTGTCTCGCCAGAGGCATTGTTAATATAACGTAATCCCACCGTTCGCGCTCACGCTGCCACACTGGCGGCATGACGACAAAACCCCCTGTTCCCAAGATAGCCTATGCGGTGCTTAACGCCGCGACGCTCTCGCCCTTTGATCATGACGGCTGGTGTCAGGTGATGCCCGCCGGCCATGTCCGGGCGCGTGACGGTCGCCCCGAGACGCCCGCCGAGGGCTGGCTGATTAACGAGGCCGCGTTTAACCGCATGGTGGCGCGGGTGGTGGCGCTCAATCAGCCTGTCAAAATCGATTATAACCACCAGACGCTGTTTAAACAGGAAGCGGCCCCGGCGGCCGGCTTTGTTCCGGCGACCCCGGCGCGTTTTCGCTGGGACGACAACACCGGGGTCTGGGTCAAGCCGGACTGGAACCCGCCGGCGCTTGAGCGCCTGAAAAACAATGAATTTCCCTATTTTTCGCCGGTGATGGGCTATGACGCGCGCAGCGGCGAACCCCTTGAGCTAAGAATGTTAGCCATTACCGGGGATCCGGGTCTGACGGGCCTGCGCCCGGTGGCCGCACTGAGCGCCGAAGATATCTACCAGGCGTTAACTGTTCCCCCTTCCTCCCCTAAGGAGCCTGAAATGAATCCATCGTTAAACGCGCTGCTGGCCGCGCTGGGCCTGACGGTGCCGGAGGGCGGCGAGCTGACCGATGAGGTCGCCACCGCCGCACTGTCTGCCGTGACCACGCTAAAAAGCCAGGCGGACAAGGCTACCGCGCTGGAAACCACTATGGCGGCCCTGTCCGCTGACCTGAACGCGCTGAAAACCCAGGCACCAACAGAGGCCGTGGATTTACGCCGCTATGTCCCGGTCGAGACCTATAACGCGGTGCGTGAGCAGGTGGTGTCACTGTCCGCCGACCTGGGAAAAACCACCCTGGCGCAGACGCTGGACAAGGCCGAGCAGGACGGGCGGATATTGAAATCCGAGCGCCCCTACCTGGAAGAACTCGGCGACCAGATTGGTGTGACGGCCCTGTCGGCGCAGCTGGCGACGCGCCAGCCGATAGCCGCCCTGACCCGGGTGCAGACTGAAACCCTGACCCAGCCGCCCCAAAACCGTGAAAAAACCGCCACCGTTGCCCTGTCGGCGGAAGAGTTACAGGCCGCGCGCGTGCTGGGGATGACCCCGGCGGCGTTCCAGAAAATCAAGACCGAGGACGCACAATAATGCCAACCCCCATTACCCCGTCGCAAATCACTGCCCTGATGACCGGCTTTCGCAAAGAGTTTCAGAACGGGCTGGGCATGGCCCCGTCTCACTACCAGCAGGTGGCGACCACGGTGGCCTCCACGTCAAAATCCAATACCTACGGCTGGCTGGGGCAGTTTCCCGCGTTCCGGGAGTGGGTCGGCTCGCGCAGTATCCAGCAGATGAAGGTCTATGGCTACGCCATCAACAACAAGACCTATGAAGGCACGGTCGCCATTACCCGCGATGATTTTGAGGATGACAATCTCGGCGCGTATAGCCCGCTATTTCAGGAAATGGGCCGCGCCGCTGCCGCACAACCGGATGAGCTGGTGTTTACCGCCCTGCGCGACGGCAATAAAACCGACTGCTACGACGGCAAACCTTTTTTTGATAGCGAGCATCCGGTCTATCCCAAGGTCGACGGCAGCGGCACCGCCAAAAAGGTTGCCAACCAGTTGATTGAAAAAACCGGCTCCGGGGCAACAGAAAAAGCGTACGACGGTGCTGTCTGGTATCTGCTGGACTGCTCGCGCGCCCTCAAGCCGCTGATTTTCCAGAACCGCCGACCACCTGAGCTGCTTGCACTGACCAAAGTGGATGAGGGCCGCGCATTTACCGACAACGAATTTGTCTTTGGTGCCTCGGCCCGGCGCAATGTGGGCTACGGCTTCTGGCAGATGGCTTACCGCATGCAGGCCCCCCTGACGCTGGATA